TGTCACGGAGGTGCCGCATCGCCATAGAGACCGTATCCACCAAGTCGTCGTGCTTTCCTTTCGGAAATTGGCCGACTTGGCTGATTACCATCTCTGCCCACTGCTTGTTAGGGGCAAAAACCATGTTTTCAGCAAACAAATGCTGCACGGAATACAGTCTTGCTACCTTATCTTGGCCTTTTGGGTCAAACAAATGCACGCCAAACCGCTCAAAACCGTACAAACGGCGGATTTCTTGGGCTACGGAGTGGCCTGCGGCCTTATTTTCAATGAGTAGGGTGTCAACTTTGAACTTTCGGCAGCTATCTGACACTCGTGACACGAGGTCATGTAGCTCATAACGCCCTTGCCAAGCATACATAAGCATGACTCTGGGGTGAGATTCGGAGAAAGCACGCTCTGAACCGCCCAGAGCTTTGACATTTTGAGCTACAACGTCACCAGAGAACACGCCCCAGATGGTCAAAGCGGACGGATCATTCTCTGTTTTGGTGGTGTAGGCGGTGTCGAGGCAGGCGACGATCAATTCCATGTTGGGATAGATGTTGCTTTCCCACGGTTGCCACCATTCGCGCTTGATGATGCCACCGCCCTTCGGCTCAGGGCGCTGTTGAAGCTGGCCGGCAGAGGCCCAAGGCCCAAGCTGGCGCTCCAGAATGGCGACTTCAGGCTCACCAAACCGTTCGGGCCAGAGCAAAGCGCCTTCGCGCTCCTCAAGCTCCACCTGTGCCTCCGGGGAAATTGGCATTCTTTCCCCGTCACTGGTGACTTCAATGAGCGGGGTGCCGTCGTCTGTCAGACCACGGGGGTCGTGCCATCCGATTTGGGTGTAGCTGTGGCGCTGCCATTCATATCGCATTGGCAGGCAGAGATGGGTCCACTCTCCTATGTCTTTGGAGAGGATATGTCCGGTGAGGTCTTGTTCTGAGAGCCTCTGCTGAATGACGATAAACGCGCCCGTTTTGGGGTCATTGAGGCGGGTGGAGAGCGCCGAATCCCACCACTCAATCGTGGACATGATGGTTGCTTCGGAGAACGCTTCTTGGGCCGCGTTAGGATCGTCAACCACGATAATTGAGCCGCCTTCGCCCGTAAGCGCAGAGCCAACAGACGTGGAGAGACGGGACCCGTTCTTGTCATTGTCAAACCTAGTCTTGGTGTTCTGGTCGCCGGTCAGCTTGAACCTATCGCCCCAGCGGGCCTGATACCATGGGCTTTCAATCAAGCGTCGGCATTTGACGCTATCACGAAGAGAAAGCTGCTGGGCATAGGAGGCATGAAGGAACTGAACGCCCGGCCCAGACGTTGGGGTAAGCCATGGCTGCGCCCATACCCAAGCGGGGAAGGCGACAGAGGTTAGGGATGACTTGGAGCAGCGGGGCGGGATGTTGATGATGAGGCGCTTGATGTCCCCGTCGGCTACAGCTTGCAGATGTTCAGCCACAGCTTGAATAGGCCAGCCATCGGTGAATGGCACGGAGTCTATGTGCTGCCATCCAGCTTTGAGGAACGTATAGAGATCGTCCTCACAGTCCGTGGCGTCTAGCTGAAGAAGCTGTTTTTCTATGTCAATCTTAGCGCCGTCAATTTCCAGAAATGCCACGGCTACCCCCTGTCAATAATCTGACGCTACCCATAAGAACCCAATCCCCGCCAAAAGGACTGTGGCTATGAATATAAGCTCAGGGTTCGCCATTTGCTTGCTCTTTTGGCTGGGGATTAAGATTGCCGGCCTTCTAGCGCATTGAAGGCGACGTTGCGGATCAAATTGAGAATAGAGGGCGGGTCAAAGTCTTCTCCCCGCGCTTCCTGCATGATTTCCTGCAAGGCCGCTTCCAGCCCCCTGATCCGGGCGGCAAACTCCCACGCCTTAGCGGCAGCTACCTCGCGGCTATGGCGTTCTTCGGCAAGCTCGCGCTCCAGATATTCAATCCGATCTGCGGCTTCGGCAAGCTCACGGCTTTGCGGATCGTCTTGCCCTGCGGCGAGGAACCTGATGCGTTTTACAAACTCACTCATGCTTCCCCTCCAGTGCAGCGCGGGCGGCTGAAATTCCTGCCGACACGTTGTCTAACCTTGCAAAGTCATCGCCGTAACATGGTTCCTCCCATGATTTGACAACATGGCGCAACGCCGCTTCCAGCTCTTCTATGCGGTCGGCGGCCTTCAGCATGTAAGTGCCAGCCGGCGGCACAACGTGACCGACAGAAACTCGTTCGCCTAGATCACGCAGCCGCGTTTTAAGATCATCCATATCATCCCCCTATATGCTATACTGGGAAAAAGGGGACCCCAAAGGGACCCCCTCGCCAATAGGGATCCATCAAGGGGACCCACCACCCTCCCCCTTGTTCTTCCGGGCAGACTTACCCGCCCGAACAGCAAGGGCACGGTCCAAGGCAAAGCTCCGCTTCTCCGCAGACACGCTCCTCCCGCCTTTCTGGCCCGCTAACTTGGCAAGGTTTCTATCCTTGCTAAAGCTCCTGCTCTCAGCCTTAACAGCCTTACCCCCCTTAGCCGCAATCAACCGCCTCTTCTCAGGGTCCATAGACGCAAACCCACGACCACGGCCCTTACCACTACCCGTACCAGTATCATTCATAGCCATACCCCCAGTGAGGGACCCATTATGCTCTAGGCCGGTGAATAGTCAAGGCCGGTGGGGACCCAGTTTGAGATTTTTGGGTGATTTCAGGGGAGGGGCGGAGGACCCAAAGCCACCCCGGCCTCTTTCCCACAGGGGGGTGGCATGGTTGGTTTCAGGGGGCCCTTTTGCGAATGCTTCTCATTTGCATCTGCCATGGCCCCGCCCATGGTCAGCTTGTCCTAAGCATTGCCAGTTAAGAATGCTTCTCATTATCATCTGCCATTGTCCAGTTTGCGCTAGCCTTGGCCGACGCTATGGCATGGCATAGCCCACGCCCATGGTCACGCTCATTGCCAAGCTATATGCTATTGATAATCATTTGCAATATGCCACGGCGTGCCACGCCCCGGCTTAACCTTGGCGCTATATAAACCCCGTGTTTTGGCATATAGGGCCGCGCTTAAGACGGGCGGGAAAAGCCCAAAATGGGCGGACAAGCCCATAATGAGCAGAACAAAACGTGAATTTGCGCAGGATGGCACGCGCCGGGGGCGTCCGCTATGTCCGGTAGGGGGAAGCGCGAAGCCTGCCAGCGGGCTTCCTAGGGCCTTCTAGGGCTATGTCGGGACGTTGACAGTCTAGCCGTCTATGGCGGGGCGTGCGGCCAGTAGCAACTGGCGCAATTTGTCCCGCTGTTCCGGGTCCAGCGCGCGGGCGTCCAGCGTCAAGCTATTGTTATTCACCGTGACACTAGGCGGCGGGGCTTTGCTTTCCGCATATGCGCCGGGATTGAGCCTTTCGGCGTACCATTTGAGGGAATCTGTCACAAGCCTAGCCGCGCCAACCATAGCAGAATCAATAGGTTTCTCCGCCGTCGGGTCCATTGCCAATGCCATCAGCTTTTGAGGGACGGCCAAGGCTTCCCCGAAAGCCCAATCGGCCAAGGCTTGGCGCGCGCGTGCGTATAGGGCTCGCCGCTTAAGGCCTTCTTCCCCCTCCGCCTCTAACCATCCCCGAAAAGTACTTCCCGCCAATCCATGCGCCGCCAATGACTCTTTCAGGGGAATCCCGTTGGACATATCGTCGCAAATGGCGTCAAAGCGTTCTTGCGTGTATGTGCAGCCTTGGCCCTTTCGGGACTTTCGGATCTTTTCTAGTCCCTTGTCCCTTTCCGCCTTTATGGCAGGAACAGCCGCGCCAAGAATTGCGCGCCGCTGGGCGTCCGACGCCTTCACCGGGGGAAGCGGCTTAGTTAATTCCGCCGCCACGCTGGCCGGGTCTAGTCGGACCTTCCCCTTATTGCGTCCCGCCATTTGTCACGCCCCCCTGCTAGTCCATGCCAAGCGCGCCTTGGCCCCTTGCGTCCCGGCGTTCATATCCCCGCCAAGAAACGCCCGAAAAGGGATTGCCACGCGGCCCGCCTTTCCAACGCAAGCCCATGATAACACAAGGCGAACGGCTTTCCGCTGGCACATTTGCCATGCCATGCCATTTCGTGCTATGGGAATCAGGCGCGCCCGCTATGCGCGTTTTACTGTCACGCCAAAGATAGGAATAAAGCAATGACAATGACTCTTCCCCGCTTGTCCGCCTTGGCCCGGTCCGCGCTCCGGTCCGCTCTTACGAGCCATCCTCAATGGGACTCGTACCGGAAAGAGCGCGGCATAACCGCCGCCGATTTACGGATTGAAACAATGGCCGAAGCGGCGCGCGCCCTTGGCATAGACGTTGAACGCATGGCGGCGGACTATGCCAACGGCGCAACGTGGCCGCATGACTCCTTCGCCGCTCTTCAATTGCGGGTCCGCTTCAATAATGCGGCGCATAAAATGGACGCTCGCCCCCGTGAATTGGCCGAATCCATTTTTGCCACGTCCAGCGCGAAACAAGCGGGGAACATGACGGCGCGCCAATTTGCCACGGTTGAGTCCATTTGTCGGGAAGCGGAAACGGGGGAATCCTCTTTCCGCCGCCGCCGTTCCAATCGGACGGGCGGCCATACGGGGAACGCCGAAAAGGAATATTTCGACGCCATGCGCGCCGAAAAGGAACGGGAAAACTCCGCCCGCGCCAATGCCACGGCGGACAATGCCAGCGCGGCCACGGTCCCGACGCCCCCGAAAGCCCCGCCCGTGACAAGCGGCGCGGCGGACCTTGCAACGGCCATTGCGGCGGCTATTCAAGCGGCCCTTGCCAATTCTATGAACGCCGACGCTATCGCCGCCCTTGTGGACTCCCGAATCGCGGACGCCCTTGCGGGCCATGGCGCGGGGACTCTTAAAGTCCAGCTTGCGGACACTAGCGGGAACGTGCGGGAAACGTCGGGGCTTGTGCATAAATCATTCGGGGACCTTGTGCGCATCGCCGCCGCCCGCAAGGGGGACGGGAAGCCCGTCAACATATGGCTGGCCGGTCCCGCCGGGTCCGGTAAAACGCACGCGGGCCACGCGCTGGCCGATTTATTGGGACTCCCGTTCTATGGCATGGGCGCAAAGCAAACGGGCTTTGACGTTCTAGGCTATCGGGACGCGGGCGGCGCGTACCATGGCACGCCGTTTCGCCAAGCGTTCGAGCATGGCGGAGTCCTTCAACTGGACGAATTGGACTCATGGGATAATGAGGCTTGCATGGCCCTGCAATCGGCCATTGCAAACGGATTCTGCCAATTCCCCGACGCTATCGTCCCCCGTCATGCTGACTTCTTGCTTATCGCCGGGGCCAATACGTGGGGCCATGGCGCCACGGCGGATTATGTGGGGCGCACAAAACTGGACGGGGCTTTTCTGGACCGCTTCGTCAAACTGGACTGGACCTATGATGAAACGCTCGAGTCCGCGCTTTGCGGAAACGCGGCATGGGCCGCGCGCGTCCAGCGGGCCCGCGCCAAGGCGAGTGAGGCGGGCTTGAAAGTTATCATTTCCCCACGCGCCTCTATTGACGGGGCCGCGCTTATCGCCGCCGGTTTCACGGCGGACCGCGCCGCCGAATTGACGTACCTAGCCGCGCTTTCCGCAGATCAGCGCGCCATTGTGGGGGGCTAATATGAGACTCTTTAATCGTCCAGTCCCCGACATTGTGGCCGCTAATATTGGCCGAAGGGACGCCGTGACTCACTATGTCTTAGCGGACTCCCTTTCGGAAATGGCCGACGCGGCCATGGCGAAGGGCGTCCAGCAAGGCGGCGCCTCAAAATGGAATGGCGGGCTGGACCTTCCCGCCGCTTGTCGGACCATGCGGACGGGGGACCTTTCCTATGTGGCGCGGTCCGACGCATTGCTAGCCCGCTTTGAGCGTTTCGCCTTCGCCGCCCCGACGAAAGCATGGCGCCGTGACGTGGCGGGCGCGGTCCCCAACGTCCCGGCGTTCATTGCGGGGAATCCCCAATCCATGCGCCGCCGGGTGCGCCTTGCGTCCGAAGCGGCCCCGTTGGCCGTTGTGGTGGATTTGACCACAAGCGGCAGTATTGAGGCGCGCGACATAGAACGGCGGGGGGCGGCGATTCTGGCCCTTGTCCGCGTGCTATCGGCGCGCCGTCCCGTGGAGCTATGGGCGGGCGCGTTCACGGGCGCGGACGGGGACAAGAACGGAGTCGCCATGTTCGCGCGGATTGATACAGCCCCGCTGGACTTGGCGCGGGCCGCGTTCGCCTTTGTCTCCCCCGCCTATCCCCGCCAAGCCCTGTATAGCCTCGCCCGTTCCTTCGGCTTCGCCGGGGGCTGGCCCTTCAAGTCTCACACGGCGTCCCGCCAATACCTAGATGACTTGATCCGGCCCGCCTTCCCCCACGTCGGGGACGTGTTAGCCCTTCCCGCCCTTTATGCGACTGACCTATCCACACGGGACCCCGAAGCATGGATTGCGGAAACGCTGGCCATGCTAGAAGCCCGCGCCGCCGCTTGAGACCCCACGCCGGGCCGGTCCAGTAAGGGCCGGCCCCACGGGGGGCCGCAAGCCCGCCCCGCCCGCCAATATCGGGCGAACGCAAGGAGTCACGCTATGCAAACAGAACGCAAGCCCCGCCCGCTTTTCGCCGTGGGGGACGTAGTAGCAACGCCCGGCGCAATGGATGCTATGGACGGGGACCGGGACCTAGCCCACATGCTGATTTGTCGGCATATGTTCGGGGATTGGGGGGACATATGCGCCGACGATAGGGGGGCCAATGAAGCGGCCCTGCGCCACGGGTCCCGCCTTATGAGCGTTTATCGTCTAGTCGGCGGCGCGACCATATGGGCCATCACCGAAGCGGACCGGAGCGTTACGACGCTGCTAACGCCCGACGAATATTAATCCCCGCCAAGGGCTGGTCCTGCCACGCGCGGGGCCGGCCCGCCACGCCCGCCCGTCCCGGCGTTCATGCCATTGCCAAGCCCATGACAAACGTGGGCGTGACAATAGGCTCTTGACCTACGCTATGGCGTTGCCAAGCTCGTGACATGTCCGAGCCTATGGCATGGCCGGTCGTGCGGTTTGGTTGGTTGGTTCCAATATTTGGTTGGTTGGTTGGGTTACTTGGTTGGTTGGTTGGTTGTTGACTCATGGCGAATTGCCATGTATGGTTGGTTACGGTCAAATATACCGGGAGAAAGGATAAGCTCATGTTTACGTATGTTTGCTTCTATCGCGGAAAACAGATCACGGTTCAGGCGTTGCGATCCTTTGACGCGCAGGAGAAAGCCGCCAAGCTCTTTAAGGCTCGCAAGTCTTATGAGGTGACGGTTGTTCTCGCCGCCCGCCCGGACGGGTCTGAGGTTATCCATTCAACCGCTGGCATATGAGGGAGGGGGCTATGAGCAATTTACCCTTTAACATCGCAGACCTGTGCGGAATCATGATGAATGCCGCGCCAAAGCCGGAGCCTGAGCGCGTGAAATACGACAATCCAATTCAATGGACCGAAGAAGGCGACGGGACCTTCACCCTAACCTATTTCGGCAAGGTGGTTGGTTGGATGAACATAACAAAATTGGCCCAGCGGAGGCGCATCGCCTATCGCGCCGTTTCATTGCACGGGAGCGTGCGCCTGTGTTGGTCGCAAGCCATGGCAAAGGATTGGCTGCTGGAGCAATACTACTAGCGGCCAGTGATAGCGTGACAGACTTGGGGGCTTCGGCCCCCGCTTTTTTTAGGAGCCCTTCATGACAGTGAAAGATCGCATCACCCCCGCCGCCACCATCATCGCGGAATGGCTTGGCTGCGACATCAATGAGGTGACGGAAATGGTCTATCAGCCGACCGTCTACCATTCGCCCCGCGTTTTCTGCGGCGATGACAACCCGTTTGCATTCTATTGTTGCCCGACGAAGCGCCAGAAGTTACCTGGCAATATGTCATGGGAGATCGTCGGGCGATCATGGCGACCGGAGCATGAGGACCGTCCTATTTACGGATCGCGCGGCGAATGATGACACGGGGGCTTTGGCCCCCGTTTTCATTTCACGACCGACAACCTCGGGCGCGGGCTGTTGGCCTCCCTGACAAACACGTCATTCCAATCCTCGCCCGTGACAGACGGTATCTTAACCTCGACTTTGCGCTTGAATTGGACCTCAAGCCGGTTGGCAAGGTGATATGCCTTGGCCTGTCCCGTGAAGCTCGTGTCATTGTCACCAAACACAAAAACTTCTTCGGCCACCTCCGGGGGCACCCACTTGGACAGCAGATTGCCATTCACACAAGCCCAGACTGGCATGTCAAACATAAGCGCAGCGCTGATCGCAGTCTCAATCCCTTCAGCCACGCCCATGCGGGCCTTGGCAGGGGCCAGCCGGATCGCGCACCCGTCCGGCAGCTTCCCCGGCATGACTTTTTTGGACGGTTCAACCTTGGCTTTGTTTCCGTCATGGTCAAGTAGTGTGATATGAACATTCACAGCCTTGTCTGTATGCGTGATGATCTTAGCCAGCATGGCCGGTTTGCGGTCATATTCACGGATCGCATTAGAGGGCCACAGACAGCCAACACGTTGTGACAAGTATCGGTCCACCGGACCATCAAGAACGGGCGTCCTGCCCCCCTCCCATGCCCGGCGAATGGCATTGTATTGATCCACTTCGGCCTGATTGATCGGTTTACGTGTATATTGCTGGTCAAGTCCCAGCAATATCTCCATAGACTTGGCTATATCAGCATAAGCCTTTCCTGTAACCCTCATAGCAAGGTTGAAGCCGTCGCCGCCGCCGCATTGGTTGCAGATGAACCCGCCGTCCCCGTGTTGGTCATCCCAGCGGAACCGATCCTTGCCATGACAGATGGGGCAGGGGCCATGTTTGTTGACAAGAGCTTGAGCGTTTACGCCCAGTGCGGGCAAGATCAGACGCCATTGACCACGCGCCGCCAGCTTCAGGTCTTGACTCATGCGGCCTTCCCCGCCGCTTGCTGTTTGGCCTTAGACTTGGCCTTCTTAATTTTGTAGTGCCTGATCCACGAGTCCACCTCATATGTCAGCATTGGCGCATGCACCGCACGCAAAGACGCGTCAGGGCCGACCTTAAACTTATCCTTGTATGCCCAGTACGCCCAGCCGGGTTTGTATCCCCGAAGGTGAGCGTGCAACAGGAGTTGGCTGTACCAGTCCTGCTTCTGCTCCATGGAATACTTCTCAATCTTTTGTTTTTTGCCCTTGGTGATCTCAAACAACTCGCCGTCATCCACCTCCACATTAGCGGTTGGCTTAGGCTCAAAGCCGCAGGACGGGCAAACGCGCACCTTGGGCGGTTTCAGGAAAGCACAGGAGGGGCACTCTTTCGGCAAGAGAACACGCTTCTCAACGGTTGTGGTGTTCTTTTGGCCGTCGTGGAGTTTTGCGTGGTGAATGTCTGTGACAAACCCAAGCCGCAGAGTCGTGTCGCTATGGTCAAGGATAAGACAGTGATCTTTGCCCGGCGCAGTCCGCAGTCCGCGTCCGATCATCTGCGTGTACAGGATTTCGGATTTGGTTGGCCTCGCCAGAATGATACACCGCACGTCGGCGTCAAACCCGGTTGTGAGAACGCCCACGTTGCAAATGATCTTTGTCTCGCCAGTTTTGAATCGCTCAAAAGTACCGCGCCGATCTTCATTTGGCGTAAACCCATCCATGTATTCGGCTGTCACCCCGGCCTCTTGGAACCGCGTGCAGATATGGGCGGCATGAACCCGGTTGACCGCGAAACAAATCGTCGGGCGGTTGTCAGCGCGTTTCAGCCACGTTGTCACGATGTCGGCCACAAGCGCAGACTTGTCCATTGCCTTGGCTAGACCTTGGATTTCATAATCCCCTGCCACGGTCTTAACCCCCGCCAGATCAGGATGGGCCGGGGCAAACGTGCGGAAGTCTGACAGGTCGCCAAGCCGGATAAGCTCCGAAGTCGTGGTTGCCACGATCAGATCATCCCAGCGGCCTTTAGCACCCATGCCCTTGGACCACGGCGTAGCGGTCAGGCCAATGAACGGCACGCTGGTCCAGCGGCTATCACGCATCCAATCATCGTACAGCTTGAACATGACATGGCATTCATCCACGATCACGAGATCAGCGTCGGGGATCACACGCCTCGCCAGCGTTTGAACAGAACAGACTTGCACGGGCTGATCGCGGTCAGTGAGTTCGTGCGCGCCCTGCATGACGCCAACCTCAGTGATCCCGTTCTGACGGAAACGCTCCACGGTCTGGTCAATCAGGCTGATGGCTGGCACGGTGAAGATCACGCGCTTGCCCTTTTCCCTCGCCATACGGACGATGGCGGCGGCGATCACGGTCTTACCGGCCCCCGTCGGTGCTTGCACCACAGGGCGTTTGCTCCCACGGCCAAGAGCGCGTTTCAGTTCGTCAATCGTATCTTTCTGGTATAGTCTCAGTTCCATTGTCTAGCTCCAGTCCTATATAGTACTCTACCTACTAATATTAGTTCCCTATCTGGCTGGGTATGAGTCAGTATCCAGTGCTGATAGGTTCTCTTACAGGTTAGTGTCTCTATTGGAGACTAGGTGGTCCGTAATAGAGACTAGGGTATCCTAGTCCGTAATAGAGACTACCCCCCTATCATTGCAGCTTAGGCTCATCCACTATATTGACTGTCAAGTTTGAGATTCCCGTCTCAACGTGTGACAGGTCAAGACGGTACACGGTGGATTGATTTCCGCTCTTGCGAAGCCTCCGCTTACGGGTAATCAGCTTCTTTTTCTCAAGGCCAAGCAAGCATTTGCAAATCGTGGCGCGAGACATGCCGGTATCAATGCAGAGCCTACGGATAGACGGCCAGCAAACGCCTTCAGCGTTAGCGTAGTTCGCAAGCATGAGTATGGTGAGCTTCTCGTATGGTGGCAGCGGTTGAGTAACTGCCCACGTCATAGCTTGAAATGACATTTTACCACTCCGGGTTGGAGCGGGTTGTAATTCTCACGATTTACGGTATAAACAGGATCGTCCAGACCGAAATCGCGGACCACTCCCCGCGTTTCAATTCCGAAGCCCGAATGGTTCCAGCCGTTCGGGCTTCATCTTTTAAGACTAGCCTATTTCTGCTCCGTCATCAACTCTAAAGCCTTGATAACACTATATGGTATCCGGCTCTCGCCTGATAACCACCTATAGAGTGTGCGCTCATTCACGCCCAAGTAATCGGCCACTTCCACGTACAGATTGCCGGTCTTCTCTACGAGTTCGCGGAGATATTCACGCTCATCATCTTTTGTTTTTTTCATCCATATTCTCCATGACGTTTCGCCATATCATATGACAATATGCCATATTCTCAGACTTTTTGCGAGGCCCTCAACGCATCTTTAATCTTTTTTTCATGGGCCTGTAGCCACTTTAATGTCTCAAGCGCAGCCGCTAATTCGGGCAGCCATGACTCTTTTGTCTCAAGCGTGCTTGGATCGCGCTTCTTCTTGCTGACAAGCTCACGTAATATGTCAATGTGCGCGCGTAAGTTCACCACGGCGCGCTCTACAGCGGACACTTGAATATCCAGCGGTACTTTCATCGTCTGCCTACAAATGTGGTTGGACCGGTTGAGTTCTGGTCAAACAGATACCAGCAGCAGTTGTCCATCCCAGTGTTCTTTGACCCCTCAATCCACTTCACCCTGCCAACAGACACGATCATGCGGCAAATCTCCAAATGCTCACGGGCTTGGCCTGTGTGCATCCAGTCGGCGTCAAACAGCAGCCACGTCGGGCGCAGCCGTGAACACCGCTCAATGATCTGATGTAAGACGGGGCGATCCCATGGCGGGTTCGTGATGATGAGTTCAGCCCCGTTCAGGTCCGACTCCTCAATCCATGAGGCGTCATGCTGGCGAATACCCGGTGCCAGCGGGCGCACGTCAAAAGCTGACACGCAGCGGAGGGAATAGTTTTCCAGATGCCCCGCCAACACACCCGCGCCAGCGCAGGGCTCGCAAAATGTCTGGCCCCGTGTCAGCAACGGGACCAGAGCCATGACAGCCGATGCTGGCGTGGGATAATAGTCTAGCTTGGCCCGCTCAAAGTCAGACCTTTTGCCCATCTTTCCCCTCCAGCGCAGCGCGGGCGATTCCGGTTAGGTCTGTTTCCGCCAATCGGCGCAGCGCCGCTTCCAACTCATCAATGCGTTCCATCGTCTCCGTGGCGTAAGCCTCAAGCGCCGCGTTTAGCGCCTCAATATGGTCTGCGGCTTCAGAAGAAATGCCAAGCCAATAGGTCGCATTAAAATCAGAGCCGCTGGTTCCAATAGGATTGCGCAACCGCTTCACAAGATCATTGCTCATGACCGCCCCTCCAACACTTCATTCAAATATGTGTTCAAAGCCATGGCATAGTTTGGCACGGGGATGCCGTCAGGCCCATCCACTACGTCAACATATCGGTCAATGAAGGCCATCGCGGCCATGAGGGCTTCTTCCAGTTCGCCCATGCGGTGCAGCCGCGCTTCTGGTGACAGCTTTTCATTCAGATCATCATTCATATTAACCTCCATCATGCCATTAGGACTTTGTATTCTTTACGCTCATTCTTGATCCAGTTTTCATCTGCGTTCACAAACATTGGCGGTATGAAAATCTTTTTTACCTCTGCACGCCCCTCGCCAACACGCTGACGGCGAATATGCCCACGGCGAAGGTGAGGGCGCTTTTTTGCGCCTGTTCCTAAATTTCCGCCGCTGTATGTCTCAGTGATCTTTCCTATTCTGATTGTAGTCGTGTACTCAGAGCTTTGGGCATCTTGTCGTATCCTCTGGAACTTTCCACGCAAACTGTTCTCTGTAACTTTCTTATCAGCGTTTGGCGTTGCAAGAAGAACAATGAGTATCTCAAACAGCCGCCCGCCTATATGACGGCTGACTTCTTTAAGCTGCTTTGACATGCCAACTTCAGCAAACCAGTTTACTACTTTGTCACGGTCAAACTTAATACCAACAATAGTTCCAAGAGGGTTGTCACCTTCTCGCTGCAAATCAGATGAGAAGTAAAAGAACAACTCCATATCTTTTGCAGACCAATATCTGTTTAACTCTTCAGAACCATTTTTCCCATATTGTTGCACGTATTGTTTATCCAACATCATTTTAGCAAGGAATGAAGATTTTACCGTTATGATGAATTTCTCAAACGGCGGGTAAAATATATCCATCTCCCACATATCTTTTGCGGTAGCGTCAATGTCATCAAGGCTGATTGAGTCAAATATATCAGGCGTTAACCTGAACATTTGAGCCACCTTCTCCATCTGTAATCTCCTCTATAATCAGGGTGCATTGCGGGCCATCCTTAACCCAACGCCCTTCCAGCCATTCACATTTGCTATCGTCTATGATCCCAGCGGACACCAAACAGTCGGACGCCGCCTTAAATAAGTTATCCAGATCACGCTTGCGCTTGTCAGGGCGCACCACAAGCATTGTCAGTTTATATGCCCCCTCAAACTTGACTGACTTAGCCTGTACGCTTGCTTGCCAGATTGCAGGAGTCCGCCAAGCCTCATACTTGGGCGACCGATGGACCGCGCCTCCTTTACCTGTCCTCCACAGTCGGTTCATTGACGGGGGCAGCGGCAGTATCAGTTCCAACCTTTTCACGGCGATCCTCCAAAGACCGCGCCAGAGCAAAAGCCACAGAAGCCTCTGTTGTCTGCAACGCCCGCGCAATATCAGCCGTGTTCATGCCACGGTCAAACATTTGCAGGATGAGCCGCTCGTCATCAAACAGGTCCGGCCTAATCAACTGGCGCGGCAAACTTGTAAGCTCAGACACCTTGTTCAGATGCTTAAGCGGAACCCTATGCCAGACCGCAACCGCTTGACGGCTAAGACCTAGCCTGAGTGCGAGAGCGCCCACGCCGCCAGCGGCAGCAAAGACATTCATGAGTTCTGGTGATCTTTTGTTCATGCTATGGACAATAAAACGCAAAAAAAGACTTGTCAACCCTTGCGAGCTATGAGATAAGCATTATGTCCCCAATACGGACGGAGATGAACCATGGCGTACCAACCCAACTACTATTTCATTGAAGAATACCAAATCCCTTCAATGCCCAGCATCATGATCTACGACACGCATCTCGACATTGAAGTTGATTATGATGGCGAGTGGTACATCAACGGCGTTGCAATGCGCGACAACAAAGACAAGGTTGTTACCTTCAAGAAGGGCGACTGGTTGTTTGACCTGTTGGTGAAAAACATCTACGATGACCATCGCATGATGGATATTATCTCTGAAGAATGCAAAGTCTGATACTCACATAGGAGCAATACAATGAAAATGTCTGACAGCATCACTGAACTCGCTGGCGCGCTCGCTAAGGCGCAGGGCCAGATTGATGACGCCTCTAAGGCTTCTGAGAATCCCTACTTCAAGAGCAAGTACGCTGATCTTGCAGCCGTGCGCGCTGTGATCCGTGAGCCGCTTGCCAACAATGATCTTGCTATCATTCAGGCTCCGCGCACTGTTACAGGCGGCGCAGAAGTTGAAACCATGCTCGTCCACAAGTCTGGCGAGTTTATCTCTGAAACGCTGTTTATGCCTGCGGGAAAGGCTGATCCTCACGGGTACGCCAGCGCGATCACATACGCTCGCCGTATTGGCATTATGTCTCTGCTTGCTCTCGCCAGCTATGATGATGACGGCAACACTGCCGTTGACTCTGTGAAAGCGCAGCCCGCCCAGAAGAAGCCCAGCGCAGACATTATCGCAGCCGCCAACAAAGCTGCAAAGGAAGGCACAATCGCCCTTACGGCGTGGTGGCAATCCTTGTCCAAGGAAGAGCGTTCCTTGATTGACAATGAAACTGTTAAGTCCCTCAAGGCTGCGGCCAAAGAAGCGGACGGGCTCCAATGAGCAAGATGGGCGACATAGCGTATGAGATGGAGCTTATCAGCTCTTCTGTACGCGCCGCCCAGCGCATCGCGGAACTTGAGTCCGCGCTGCGTCAGGTCATCAATGAAGTTATTCCAGACAACATAAGAGAGATAAGCCAGATAGTGCGTGACGCTGAAGATATTCTGGAAAAGGAATGGTGATATGGATCAACGCACAGACGAATGGTTCAATGCGCGCCTTGGCAAGGTGACAGCCTCCCGTATCTCTGACGTTATGGCTAAGACCAAGAGCGGCTGGGGCGCAAGCCGGGCCAACTATATGGCAGAACTCATCGTGGAGCGTCTGACGGGTCAGAAGGGGGACTCCTATCAGAACGCCGCGATGATGTGGGGCACGAACACGGAACCGCTGGCCCGCGCCGCGTATGAGGCGCACAGGGGGGTGCTAGTGGAAGAAACCGGGTTCGTGCCCCACCCGTCCGGGGCAATGACAGGGGCCTCGCCAGATGGTCTGGTGGAAGCTGACGGCCTTGTTGAGATCAAGTGCCCCAACACAGCCACTCATATTGACACGCTCATGTCAGATGAAGCCCCGTCTAAGTACTTCGCCCAGATGCAATGGCAGATGGCCTGTACTGGCAGGGCGTGGTGTGACTTCGTGTCATTTGATCCCCGTATGCCAGAAGAGATGCAGTTGTTTGTTGTCCGCGTAGAGCGTGACGATACGTGGATCACTATGGCTGAAGAAGCGGTTCAAGAGTTTCTGTTTGAACTGGACGAGAAGGTTTCCAAGCTGAAGGAGAAATATAATGGCGTATGAGCTTCGCGATAACAGCGGTTCCATGTTCAAGAATACCCGCAAAGAGAATGACAGACAGGCTGATATGACCGGAGATGTCATGATTGACGGCCAGACCTATTGGATCAACGGGTGGCGCAAAGTGGATAAGAACGGCAACCCTTGGTACTCATTCTCCTTCAAGAAGAAGGAGGCCCGACAGAGCGCGCCGCAACAAGCTCCGCGCCAGACCGTTTCTGACGACGAGATTCCCTTCTGACCATGGACGCAAATCTCCCTCTCTCAGAGCAATTTCGCGTCATCGCCAAAAAGTGGGTTGATGCGGACGCTGCGGCCTCCATGCTGGAGGAAACCAAGTCTAGCGTGCTTGCTCAGATGATGGCGGGGCAGGGAGACATGCCTGTCAGCCGCGCTGAGATGAACGTCAAGGCTTCCGGCGAGTGGCGTGAGTACGTCAAGAACATGGTGGAGGCGCGTGAGAAGGCGTCTCTGCTCAAGGTCCAACTTGAATATATCAGAATGCGTTTTCATGAGTGGCAATCACATGAAGCCACCAAACGCGCAGAAATGAAGCTATAGGAGATATGATATGAATGACCATGATGAGGAACTGGAACAGTTGAAGCAACTGATTGATGAGGTCAAAAATGGCCTTGAGGCGGCGGCAAAGGTCAAAAAAGTATCAGATCACATTATCGGTATTTTGGAAAATCTTGACGAAGCCATGGCGTTAACTGTGGCAACCGTAGTTGCGGGACGTGTCATCAATTCTGTCGCGAAAAACGGAGTTGCGGCAAAGTGCATGTCTGCAACTATGCACGCGCGCATATATGAGTTTGTGCATATGAATTTTGACGATGAAGAAGAAGATGAAGAAGAGCAAACACTGCAATGAAGCGAGTACGCATCACGGCTAAGATGCGGGCTGACATTTTCATGCGGCACGGCGGCGTCTGTCATCTGTGCAGCATGAAGGTGGTCCCCGGCCAAGAATGGGATGTAAGCCATGAAATTCCCTTGGAGGCAGGCGGCGCTGACGATGCTAGTAATTGGCTGGTTGCCCATCGCAAGTGCCATCGGACTCATACTGCTACTGTGGATGTTCCCCTCATTGCAAAAGTGAAGCGCATCCACCAACGCCACATTGGGGCTAAAAAGTCTAAGAGCCCGATACCGGGCGGGCGCAACTCCAAGTGGAAAAGAAAGATGGACGGCACCGTTGTCAGACGAGATACAGGCGATTGACGATCCATATGATGCTTTTGTGGAGCGTCTGGAAAACTCACGAGAAGCTGTCTTTGCAGTCGCAATGTGGCTGCACAGAAAAGGAAGAACCGTGACAATTCCCAGAACTCGTGTTGCTCCGCGATATGCTAAGTCTGAGGGCTATGTTGATGATGGAGACATCATCGCAGAGGACGAGAACGGCAACGTGTCTGTCATTGAGGTGAAGGGAAGCCAGAGGTTCAACTTCACAGACGCCGAAAGTTGGCCTTATCCTGTTGTGGTGATTTCAAATGCAAGCACCGTGGACAGGAACCGTGGGAAAATAGCAGCGTATATAGTCGTCAGCAGTGACAGGAAAAACATGGCGATCATTAATACCAAAGATATTGATACGTGGGAAAAGAAGGATTTATGGGCTCATAACACTAAAAAGTTTGAGTCATTCTACACATGCAAGCCTAATTCTTGCACGTTCCGGTCATTGGAGATCAAATAAATGAAACTGCTTGTGACCATGAACATGCCAAGCGCACAAGAATATCTTGTGCATCAAATGACAGTTGATACGTCATGCGAGAGCTTGGAGGAGTTTCTGAAACTCTTGAATGAAGAAATCTTTGTTCAAGTGCGTCTTTACTATAAGCGCAAAAACCACCACACGGGGGATGTTATATGGGAAGATAGAGGTGATATAATCTTAAACACCGCTCATATCGGTAAAGTGCAAGTCTATCTGGAAATGGAAAAGGACCAACCCAATGATGAATCATACCGAAATTCTGACAACCGCAGCGCACACGTTGAACGAGCGCGCCCATCAATACGGCCCCGTGGAACTATGCTTTGATCGGGCAAGCAAGCTGGCCTCAATTCGCCTTAATAGGCCGGTAAGCATGTATGACGTTGCAATTATCATGTCGTGCGTAAAGCAAGCTCGACAGACCGAGAACCCCACGCTTGTTGACTCGTGGGTTGATGACGTAAACTACACGGCTATCGCCGGGCAGTTTGCTGCTGCCCAATTTGGAAACATTGAGGATGACATCGCCGCCATGGCAAGGCGGTTTGCACCGAAACGGGAGAATACAAATGCGCCGACTGATAGCTCTCACAACGGCTACGGCTCTCACCCTAACCAGCCTGATACACCCGCTGGCGGCTGATGAATCGGCGGCAGACTTCTTCCGCAAAGATCGTGAATACTGGAGTAGGGGGCTGCGTGCCCCCGAAACACCCGCATGGGCCGGCAAACTTGATCTTGGCGCTATGTCGCCGGACAAGGCTAAGGTCGCCGCAATGGTGGCTGCGGAGGCCAAGTCTGTGCTTGGCGAACAGCACGTTCAGGACGCTCTCAG